GTGCTATCCTATCGAACTTCTGGATCGGTCTAATTAAGCCGTATTCCTTGTGGAGTAAGTAACCCAAGGCATCTGATAGGTGCGATCGCAATGGGTCGGATTTATCTATACCCAGATCTCTGTCGTAGGTAATCTGCTCTAAATCTTTAATTAGCTCTGGGCAATTGTCCAAACTGAGATAGCACTTTTGGTTTTTGAAGGAGAGGTTGACCGAATTAGTCCTTTCCCGCACCCTCGGATTAGCGTTAGCGAATTTACGATGCAACTCAAAGGATTTACCTAAAGTGTCCCAGACAATATCCCAAGCCGATAACTTAGACGTTGCGCTTCTTGCCCGACCCGTTGCGTCGCCATAGATGTAGAGATCCCTAGTTTGTGGCTGGACTATATTTGCCCAGTCAGCGATCGCGTTGCATAACTCCCAAATATCCGCGTCAAGTACAAAAAACTCACGAAATACATGGACTTCGCCCATACGTTTCTGAGCAAGTACAGCCACACAAGGAGTAGCGTTAAAGTCGAACGAGATTAAAAGCGGCAAAGTCGGATCGTAGTCCAGACATTCTGCTTCTAAGCCCGCCATTGTATTCTGACTGCGTAGAAAGTATTTGTAAACCTTGCCGACCGTATCTGACACAAAAACCGCTTCTAGCTCTTGCAGGGCCATTTCGTAGGTATAGTTTGCGCGTAAAGACTCAACATAATCTGCGCCGCCTAAATGCACTTCGTTCTCGGCTGTTGTACACACGATCATCTGAAAAAGTCTCTGGAAGACTTCGCTTCTAGTCGGATCTGCAAATCGGTTATATAGCCAGTTAAATCCATTAGGAGAAGTAGTGATCACCGCTTGACAGCGATCGCCATGGGAGGATCTTAACCGCCCGTCGATTACCTGAAATGCTTGCTCTGGGGCGTACGAGCCTTCGTCGATCCAGATTCGCTGATACTCTGCACCACGTCCTGTCTGAGATCCGCCACAGAAAGCGCCGACTGAAAGCACTCGCCAAAAAGTTTCATGGCGACCGATATAGCAGCGTCTGGCGTTAGCAATCTTGATCGCCGAGTCCTCCACACCGTCAAGCTGTGGGCGCAACGGGATATTATATTTACGGCAAGCCTCGACTAAGCCGACACAAGTTCCGCCTAGTAACTGGGGGAAAGAGTTGGCAGTAATTAGCCCTCTAAGGTGCGGATACCAAAGCGATTGAAGTATGGCCCAAATGGCTCCACTAAAGGTCTTGCCACTGCCGATACCGCCCAGTAAACATATAAACCTAGTTAGGTCTTGATTCTCTGGCGGATCTAACTGCAAGGGGAATCTAGAAAAAAAATCGGATTGTCCGCCAGGGTTAGGGATAAATCCATGCTCTGGGTCGAAAAGTCGGATCTGACTACCTGATTCGTCTAAGCTGATCTGGTCTAAAAGGATTTGCTCAAATTCAATTAGTGAGTTCCAATTAGGCATTAGGCATTGGGGGCGCGGTTGCTGCGGTCAACTGATCTATTGTCGATTGAAGATCTGCTTCGGTAGGCTCTTTGGTGATCTCGTCTATTGCTTTAGCGATCGCCACTGGATCTAACTTATATTTTGTCCCCGCCGATTGCACGATCTCTTTGTTCATTTGCTGCTTAAAAGTGTTAGAAGGAACCTCTAGGAGATTGATTGCAGTCAGGTCTAGGACTAATTCTGACAGGCCATCACCTAAGAAATTATCAAAGCCTTTCACTGTCCATTCTGTTTCCTTGCCGTGCGCGATCGCGGCACAGTAAAGTATCTGCTGGATAAATTGCTTGATATAGTAGCCGATCACTTCCAGCATTAAAACTTCGGGTTTACGATCTTCTTTTTTGGAGTCTACGCCTCGATTCAGCCCCGCAGCCGTAGAGCTAGCCGACATTGCGATTTGCTGGAGCTGCTCGTTAATATCCTGCTTGATCCGATCTAAATAGGAGATCGCAGTAGAGATACCAGAGCTACCAGGTTCTAGTGTCCCGTATGACGACTCGTTCGGCAAATACAGAACGTAGCCGTCGCCTATCTTCTGTAAACCTAGATATTCTGACTTAAACTCGGCAGCGTCCATGCCTTTAGGTAAGGTGATTACTGGCATTGCAAAATTCACACTTTGAAACTTCCAGTTAATCCCTGCTCGAATATTAAAAAATTCCCGACACAGATCGTACAGTTGCGAAACTAGCCACAAGTTATCGGGCAAGGTTAAGGTGACAATTGGAAAAGCGAATTTACCATTGACGTTGAAAATCTCAATATTCTCGTAGACTAAATCGCCAATTACGACAGGCTCAATAACTAGGTCTTCTGCGGTTTTGCCTTCAAGCTTGAAAATTCCATCTGCTGGAGTTTGCTTTAACCTGACTGTGTACTGGCTATTTAAGACGCGATCGCCGTCCCTTTCAAAAATCGAAAAATGGTGCTCGGGAATTGGTAACTCGTTCCACTTGGTGCGAATAGTCCTAAATCGGTGAATCTTGACAAACTCAAAACCGCGATCGCTAATATGCCAATCCCACATAGCAGATCTAGGTAGTAGGACCACATAAGGCTGATTCTCCCCTAAATCCTGTTGTTGTCTTAAGCTCGAAGCCTGTCCTGAATACCTGACACTAATTTCGGCGATCGCTTGACCTTCAATAAAAGCTTGACGGGTTGCTGCTTCAATCCCGACCTGAAAGCTGGCGCGCGCATCATCGTCTTTATCTAGTAAGAACGCATTTTTACTGAAAAATGTATCTGCCCAAAACGGGTCTGGGTCTCCCTCGTAAATACCGTTCTGTTGAAATAATTGAGACAACAGCCTAGTTACGGTAGACCCGATCACGTTAACGTAGGTTGAGCCTTTAGCCCTACTTTCTACGACTTCTTTAGTCCTGCCGTCAGGGTTTAGCAGCATTGCTTTTCGCACGGTTGCGTTCATAGATACACCGCCTTCCATCACCTTGCGGTAGAGCTCCCAAGTTTCATGCTGGGCAGTCCAGGTAGGGTGTTTGCGGGTTAAGCTTTCAAATATTGGCGGCATATGGTTAGTTATAAGTCATCTCAAATCCAATGATCGCTTTCGCTACCCAAAACTGAGCTTTTGGGGCTGGGCTATATCCTGTGGGCGGCTTAAAAGTTAATATTGCAGCCACTAAATTTTGATCTTGTTCGAGCCTAGGACTGGTTGTAATATTGTCGATCTTGTAAATTCTCGGGGCGCATTGAGCCGACCATTCAAACAGCAGTATTTGTAGCTGGTCGCATAGTTCACCTGCGACCATGGAAGCCTTTTGGAGCTCATAGCTAGGTACTACGAAAGCCCTGCCAAATACGAATTTGCGAGTATTCCTGCGCGTCGCCTCGTCGTAAGATCCGCCTGCGGCTCTCAATCCCAATTTCTCCCCCACGCCAGTCGCGTTGCCAATCAGATCTCTACTTACTGCTGCCGTGAAGTTTAGCGGGAATAAATAGTAGTCGCGATAGGTATCTAATATTTTCCCTTTAGCTAAGTGACTCTCCAAGGAATCAGCGATCGCTACTAAGTCTGCACCCATATCTCCTCCGCTCGATCTCCAATACTGTTGAGAATAAGATCTATCAAGTTATCCGAATAGCCTAGGTAGCCGTCAGCATAGATTGATTTGTCTTCAGCGATCGCCTGTAAGTCTTCAGCGTAGTCAACATCTGTACTCCTCGCTATCTCGCCGTTCGCAAACTTAATACTGTTTAGCCACGAATTTGCGAAGTTTCCAGTGTCGTAGCCAAAATCCGCATCACCTTTACTTGCTGGAGTTTTGAAGCGAATATCACTTAATCGTGCCTCGGTATCGCTTTGGATTAAAGGAATCTCGGCTTGAAGAACTCGATCTACCCAAGATTGTTGGGATAGCTTTTTGATTGCCGCTAAAATGGAATCTATTTGGGGTTGAGCCATGCCTAAAACTGTTAACCAAAGATTGCGTAAAGTTGGCGATCGCTTATCAGGTGTTGCCCGAAGGCTAGGATACCTTGAAGCTAGGATTTACTACAAACAACGCGGCTATAATCCTCTGGCAATTGTATCAAATTCCTTCTACCCTTGGCTTGAATTGCCCGTCTGGAAATTTATTGATAATGGCTTTGGTCGACAGGCTGCCAGCGATCAGGATTTTATTAGCCAGCAGCAGGAGCGGACTTTTA